TTGAGTTGACAAGAAAAATACTTCAAATAATCCGCAACACTTTTCCGGATCTTCCTATTTATTATAAACATGGTAATCATGAAGACTGGTTGGAAAAGTATTTGATGAACAAAGCACCAGAGTTACTGGATATGGATGAGTTCAAATTACGCACATTACTTCGATTTGGAGAGTTAAGGATAAGCGAGATAAGTTCGTATGCCATGATGAAATTTGGCAAACTAAACATCATACATGGACATGAACTTAAATCAACATTGAGGTCCGTTAATCCTGCGAGAACACTTTACCTCAAGACAAAAAAATCTACATTGGTTGCTCATCATCATGTTACTTCAGAACATACCGAAAGTGACATTGATGGTCAAATCACTACTTGTTGGTCGATAGGATGCCTTTCGCAACTGAAACCAAAATATGCTGGACTTGATAGTAAGTATAATTTGGGATTTGCCTATTTACAAAAGACCAAAGATGGAAACTTCGCAGTCAGCAACAAACGCATCATTAATGGGGAGGTAATGTGATGGCATTCCCAAAGGTTATAGAAACGAAATTAGGCAGGAAAAAAGCCGATGGGATAATGGTCTACGATGAGAACACTATTTACATCGACATTCGTTTAAAAGGAATAAACAAACTGGAAACTTACATACATGAGTTCATGCACTTCCAAAGACCAAAAGCAACTGAAAAAACGATATTAAAAGAAGCAAAAGAGATGGCAGAGTTTTTATGGTCCCATCACATTAGGTTTGTAGAAAACATAAAAGAATGAAAATAGAAATCGAAATATTTTACGACAACGAGCAAACCGATGAACTTATTAAGTTAGGCATAGATGTCAGCGATGAGATGTTGGACATTAGGAAGGTAACCTTTTACCGCATAGATGCCATCGAACATTATAACTACAACAGTAAGAACTATTCAACTATCAATTGCTCTGGTGTTCTTTATATTTCACCTATTCCTTACAAGACACTTAAAAAGTTAATCGAGGAACAATGACCGACCATTACGAGAAGACTCAATATGAGCCAATAAAGATAATCAATCACTATAACCTCAACTTCAATTTAGGCAATGTAATCAAGTATGTTCTTCGTGCTGGAAAGAAAGCCAACAATTCAAAGGCACAAGACTTACAAAAGGCACTTGATTACCTCATGTTTGAATTGGAAAAAGATTATTAGTATATTTGCATCGATTTGTTTTTGGTTTTGGTGGGGGATAGTTCAGTAAAATTATCCCTCACTTTTTTCACTAACTTAAAATATAAACGATGCCATTAAAAAAAGGTTATTCCGAAAAGACCATATCGTTGCGGATAGGTGCATTGCTTCCGAATCTTTTATTGTATACTTCGATTGCTCGGAGTCGGTCACCATCAAACTTGGTTTTTAGAATTATCTCGCAAAGTTTCGCATCAACCTCTGCTTGAGTCAAAATCGATTTTAAAGCAATTTGGACATCTTTTTTTTCATGTGCAGACTCAATTGCCTTTGCTTTCCTTTTAACTACCTCTTCGATTTCTTTTGCGTATTTTTTAGCCAATTTACTACTCTCTACTTTAATAGTTCCATTCGTTAGGACTTTATTAGGATAAGTAAGGGTATACGCATTGGATTGAGTTTCACCACTTGCAACAAGGCGAATGAACTCTTGATGCTTGATTGAAATCATTTTTTCTTTGCTTTCATTACTGTGTTAAGACGCTTTGTAAACATCTTGTTCATTTTTTCACTGTATTCATGATAGCTTTTTGCATGTTTAGCAGCAGCTTCGTGGTTCTTATTGATTCTTGCATTACGATACTGACTTGCAAAATGATCCAAAGCAGCTTTGTGATCATCTGATGTCAGTTGCATGTCTTTTTCTTGTTTTTCATGCTCTTTCGATGCTTTTTGCTGCGTTTTCAATGCATCAAACACGTCTTTTTTGACATTCTTGATCATAGCCGTTAGTTTGGAAATATGCTTTGAATAGTCTTTCTCTTCATTAAAAGACTCAGCAAAATACTTGCTGTAGTTGAGAGCTAGGTGTTTTTTTGCACCGATTTTATCAGATGTTGTATGTTTTACGACACCACGAGAATCAACGACGTGGTACAGAATTTTACGATTGTAAGGACTTTTCTCACGCTTAATATGTGGACGCATTCCACCACCCGTACCTTTAGTACCCATGCGCGTGTGCAAACGTTCTGTTATTTCCTGTTCATCATACACAGGAATAAGATCGCTGTCTTCTATGATTGATTTACCACCCGCAATGAAGGAATTAACACGGTTCATTGCATATTGCTCACGTTGTAGCTTACCAGGTGTGTAATTCTTTGCGCTTGATCCCTGGTCTGATGAAGTTCCTGACTTGCCTGTCATTACAGCCTTGCCTACTTCTTTAACCTGAGTCTTTAGGTTCTTAACTGACTTCTCTGCATTACGAGCGCCAGCGTCAAATTCAGACAGCAGCAGAAGGCGCACAAGCAACTGCATCTAGAGCTGTTGGTGGGTCGCGTCAGGCTGTGCAGCGTGCATTGGTTGACGAAGCTGCATTGCGTCAATCTGGTGCTTTAGGCGCTCAGTTGCGTCAGCAAGGCTTCACACAGGCTCAGAACTTGGCATTGCAGCAAGAGCAGTTGCGTCAGGCTTACGAGCAGCAGAAACTCGATGCTGCACGCAATCTAGGCTTAGAGCGTTTGAATGTCTCTCAAAGCGCGTTGAGTTTGCAGCCAGCTAATTTGGGTGGCACTCAGACTTCACCAATCTATCGCAACACAGGTGCATCTGCTCTTGGCGGTGCATTGTCTGGCGGTATGTTGGGCAACTTGATTGGTGGTCCAACTGGTGCGCTTTACGGTGCATTGGGTGGCGGTACTTTGGGCTTGTTGGGTTAAGGATTAAAAGATGGCTACAACTCAAGACATTGGTGGTTTGCTGTTTGGCATGGGTGGCTCTGGACTTGAAGAGTACCTGACACCACAACAAACTCAAGGCATTCAGAACCAAGCAATGCTGCAAGCAGCGGCTGCTTTGCTGTCTGCTGGTGGTCCTAGCGCACGACCTGTTTCTCTAGGTCAGGCTCTTGGCGGTGCTTTGCAAGCTGGTACTGAAGGCTACGCAAGAGCACAGCAAGGTGCATTGTCAAATCTCTTGGCTCGTCAGAAACTGGAAGAGGCTCAAAGCACAAGGAATCTTCGCAGATTGCTTTTAGGTGGTGGCGCTGCTCCTCAAGCTGCTGCACAACCAGCAATGCCTGAAGCTGAACCTGTTAGCGGCATTGACCTTGGTGGTCGCGGTGCTGCACCTAACACCATGATGGGTGAAGGTGTCTACACACCACCACAACCTGTTGCAGCACCTGCACCAGCTATGCAGCCAACTTCTGCTGGTCTTTTCTCGCGTTTAACGCCTGAAATGAGAGCAATAGCTGCAATGTCACCAGACACAGCATTGCCAAAGATTCTTGAGGAAGAACTGAAGCGTGAGAGCTTCAACATCTTGACACCACAACAGGTTTCTGCTCTTGGCTTACCAAGCGAAGGCACATACCAGCAAAACGCTAGAACAGGTCAGATCACATCTGTGAGTTCACCCGAAGCAAACCCTGCTGAAGTTCGATTGTTGAAGGCTGCTGGTATGCCAGTTAACCTGCAAAACATTCTTGCCATTCGTAGGTCTGGTGCTATTAACCTCAACATGGGTGAAGGTCAAAAAGGTTTTGAGAACGAGATGAAACTTGGTGGAGCGTTTAAGCAAGAACCAATTTACAAGGACTTCAACGATATGCAATCTGCATTCAAGCAGGTTCAATCGTCTCTCAAACAAGAGAACCCAATCGGTGATGTTGCTGCTGCAACAAAGATTATGAAGCTGCTGGACCCTGGCTCGGTGGTGCGTGAATCTGAACTCGGCATCTCGATGGCTGCTGCTGGAAAGATGGACCGCTTACAGAACTATGTGACGAACTGGACGCAAGGCACTAAGCTGACACCGACACAGCGTCAAGACTTCCAAAACCTAGCGAACGAGTTGTATGCTGCTGCTGGTCAGACTTACAACGCAAAGCGTGGAGAGTATTTGGTTTTCGGTGAAAAGTATGGACTTGATGCAGGTAAGGCTCTCGGCGCACCAGCTAAGTTGCCATCAGTAATGACAGGTTCAGGTGGTCTTGGTGGTGGTCAGGATGGACGCAAACCATTGGGAAGCATCTTCGGCACACAGCCACAACGATAAGGGTAAAGATCATGGACGGTCTACAAAGCAAAATATCTGAAGCACGCAAGGCTGGTTATGGTGACAGCGAGATCGTTCAGTTCTTGTCACAGATGCCTGATGTTGGCAATCAAGTTAATGAAGCCTTAAGGAATCAATATCAGCCTAGCGAAATCCTGAAGTTCTTGTCAGAGCAGAAGTCTGCTGCTTACGAGCAAGGCGCTAAGAAGCCAACAGCAGAACGCGCTTTGATTAGCGCACTTCAAGGTCCAACATTCGGCTTTCTGGATGAGCTTGCTGGCGGCATTGCAGCACCAGTTAAAGCCTTGGTCGAAGGCAAGCCACTAGCACAAGCCTACCAAGAAGGTCGTGACATCGTTCGTGGTGCTGCTCAGTCTTACGAGCAAGAGCGACCATTGCTGTCAACAGCAGGTCAGGTTGCTGCATCTTTGCCATTCATGGCTACAAACATCGTCAGTCAAGGCGCACGCGCTGCTGGTCGTGCTGCATTGCCAGTTATTGAGCAAGCGTCTCCTGCTGCTGCACAAGCATTAGGCAGGGCAGGTCAATACTTAACGGCAGCACCTGCTGCTGGTCAAGTCATGGGCATGGGTCAACGCGCTGCACAGGCTGGCGCATCTGGTGTTGGTTATGGCTTACTCGGTGGTCTTGGCTCGTCAGAAGCTGAAACTGTTGGCGGCATCACGCAAGATGTGTTGAAGTCTGGTGCTGTCGGTGGCGCTCTTGGAGCTGTCACTCAACCAGTTGCATCAGTTCTTGGTGCAGTTGGTCAGAATGTTGTTGGTCGTGTTTCTGACAAGGCTGCTTCACGCTACGCAGAGCAAAAGGTTGCTGAAGCCTTGTTGCGCGATACGCCACCAGACTTGCTGTCTAGCGCCTTGGGAATCTCTAAGGCTCGTATGGGTAAGTTAGGCGAAGAAGCCCGTATCGTTGATGTTGGCGGTGCAAGCACAAAGCAATTGCTTGACACAGTTGCAACGCTATCAGGCGAGACAAAACAGGCTCTTGAGCGTGCCATTCGTGAGCGTCAAGCAGGTCGTGCTGGTCGTTTGATGGGTGCTGCTGATACTGCTCTCGGAACACAAGGCGCTGACTTCCTTGGAAGCCTTGAGACATTTGCTGCACAGCGTCAGGCTGCTTCGCGTCCTTTCTACGATGTGATTGACAAGGCTGTCGTGACAGTTGACAACGACTTGCTCAATGTACTGAAGCGATCAGAAAGAATGCAAGGCGCTGCCGAATTGCTGTATCAAACAAAGACAGGTCAGACGCTTGACTTGTCAAAGCTGAAGGTTGGCGAACAAGTGCCAATGAATGTGCTTGATACATTGAAGCAATCTTTGTATGACTCAGCACAAAGCCTGAAGCAATCAGGAAGCGGTCAGCAAGCAAACGCATACGATGATGTGCGTACAAGCCTTGTTAAGTTGCTTGAGCAGAAGTCACCTAAAGTTGGCGGTCAATCTGCTTACACGCAAGCCATGAAAACTTGGGCTGGTCCTTCACAGATGATGGATGCTGCCGAAGCTGGTCGCAAGGCTATGACAGGCGACATCATGGACATCAAGCAATTGACCAAAGGCTTCACACCTGCTGAGATGGATGCCTACAAGATTGGTGCTTTGCAGGCTTTGCGTCAAAAGACAGGCACAGAAGGTGGTCAGACATCGTTGCTGAAGATGTGGAAAGAGCCAGCAACGCAAGAGCGTTTGCGCGAAGTGTTTGGCAATGATTACAGACAGTTTGCGTCTGAAGTTGCGAAAGAGGCTCGATTGAAGGGCATGGAGTCACTTGGTCGCGGTTCTCAAACTGCTGCGCGTTTGGCTGGTGCTGCTGATTTGGATATTGCACCTTTGATGCAAGCAGGTCAGGCTGTCGCTTCTGGCAGTCCTACTGGCATCGCTGCTGGTCTTTCTAATCTTTATGGTCGAGTTCAGACACCTGAACCAGTACGCAACCAGATCGGTCAGATTCTGTTGTCACGCGAACAGCAAAAGTTGATGGACATGGCAGAGACAATCCGCAAAGTTAACGAAGCCAGATCACGCGCTGCTGGTCGAACTGGTTATCTTGGCGGTCAGATTGGCACGAACATCATCCCGCAAGAGTAATTCGCATGAAAACCCCAACATGGCAAACTAAGGCTGGACAGAACCTAAAGGGCGGCTTGAATGCGAAGGGTCGTGCTTCGTACAATGCTGCAACTGGTGGCAACTTGAAGCCACCAGTTAAGTCGGGTGACAATCCACGCAGAGCGTCATTCTTGGCTCGTATGGGCAACATGGCTGGACCAGAGTACAAGGACGGTGAACCTACAAGGTTGCTGCTGTCCTTGAAAGCGTGGGGCGCTAACTCAAAGGCTGATGCAAAGGCAAAGGCAAAAGCAATATCTGCAAGGAATAAGGCGAAGGGTAAATAAGATGGCATCACCATTAGACTACTTGATGGGTTTAGGCGAGACAGGAGCAACGCTTGGTACTGGTGCTATCTCTGGCTTGCTTGGTATGCCTTACGGTCTTTATAAGGGCGTTACTAGCGGTAAGTACGGCACGCCTCAAGGCGTGAAGATTGCAGAGCAAGAGGCTGCAAACTTCATGGCACGCAACACATACCAGCCACGCACAGCGCAAGGTCAAGAGAACTTGCAGCAGTTGGCTGGTTTGCTTGAATCAACCAAGCTGCCACCTGTTATCCCTGAAGCTGCTCTCTTAGGTCAGATTCCTCGTCAGGCTTATGCAGCACAAGCAGAGCGTGCTGGCATGGCTGCTGAACGCGCTTTAGAGCCTGTTGTGCAGCGCACGATGCAGCGTGGTGGGTTACCAGCGCAGTTGATGCAGGATTTGACTCAAGGTTCTATGAGTCCAATGGATGTTTGGCATGGTTCACCTCACGGTCCATTTAAGAGATTTGAATCATCAAAGATTGGTTCTGGTGAAGGCGCACAGGCTTATGGCTATGGTCACTATGTTGCTGAAAGTCCAGATGTTGCAAGACGCTACCAAATGGGCCTGACACAAGCAAAGGGCGAAGAAGTTCTTTACAAGAACAAGCCACTGACCGACTTGTATAGCCAGATTGAGAACAAATCAAGGAAGCTGTCGGGCAAGGCTGCTGAGATTGAGGGGCAAGCTAATGCTGCCACAATCAACGCTATAGGAGCTACGGGTAAGGCTGCGTATGAGGGATATGTAGAGAGTGAAGCTGCTAACATGGCTGCTAAGGTTACAGAGGGTTTAAATACTCCTTCCTTTGTTGGCCCCGTAGCTGCCAAGCATAATGAGCAAGTCCAGCAACTTGAAGAGGCTAGGGCTGCTGGTAGACTTGTAGGAGAACCCACTCCCGAACTTATTAAGGAATGGCACAACCGTGCTCAACAGATTAGCGAAGCTGCTGCTGGCAAGGTGTTTAGCCAGCGTGAAGCTCAGTCGCGCCTTGCTACAGAGATGCGTGAACTCATTAGCAAACACCCTTCACAAGCTGCTCGTATTCGTGAAGTGTATAATGCCTACACAGGCATTTCGGATTGGAACACTCGTGAAATTCAAGGTGCCCTTACAGCTAAAGCTGCCGAGGACGAAGCTGCTAAACGCCGCGCCCGTCTGTTAGAATCAGATGCTAAGAACATTACAGAGAGTGGTGTTGCAGCTAAGTTTGGTATGCGTAACACTGAGGAAGTCTATCGCCATCTTTCCGAAGGGACAGATGACGGTGTTCGTATGTATAACTCTATGGCTGCTGCCAACTTGGTTACAAGGGCCAATGAACAGCTTACCAAAGGAGACATGAACCAAGCATT